GTTTTCAGATCGGTTACTTCCACCCAATCTCCACCGCTTGCGCTCGAATCCACTTCCAGCGTGTTCGTGGTCGCATTCAGCTGCAGTCCTGTTCCGTACTTCACGCTGACCTTGTTCTCGGCGTCTATCTCTATCGCATCGCCTGCGGTATAGGTCGCCCCTCCTCCACCGCCCTCCACGGGCGTCACGTTCCCGTCGGCTCCTATGCCCAGAACCTTTCCTGCATTCTCCATACCCTGCGCGATCGTCACCCTCTTCAGGATATCCGCCTGCGCATTCGCTACATCGACCTCGGTATCTCCGAGGTCCGTACTCAGTGTACCGACCTCCGTATCCAATGCCGTGAGCCTTCCGTCGAAGGTATCGACCTTCGTGCTGGCCGCATTCGCCTTGGTCGCCGCTTCCTGCGCGTCCGCCGAAGCCTGCACGGCTTCGACGGAAGCTTCCTCGGCCTGCTTCACCGCGTCGGAAACATCCTTCTCGATGGTTCCGACCTTTCCGTTCACCCAATCGTAGAGTTCCCTGAACCTCCTCAGGATGCTCTTCCCTACGATCTCGTCCTTCGTGTATTCGACCATTCAAATCAACCCTGCGGTATCCATGAAGCAATCCTCGAATTCCTCGATGAAGTCCTCCACGAGTATCCTGAACCGCTCCATGTTCTTATTCGTCGCGTTCAGCGTCGTTCCGTCCGTCTGCTCCGTATGCGTCGTTCCGTCGGTGACGTTCGTCGCATACTTCCCCGTCAACTGGCCCGTCGGAGTATCCTGATACACGGTTTCGCTCTTTCCGTCTATCGATTCCTTCAGGTCGCCTATCTGCTCCTCCGTGAGCTTGTCGTATACGGAGAACCGATGTTCCCATTTCGGACATATCCGTGCGACCTTCTTCTGAAGCATCTTCATGAACATATCCTCGGTTTCGGCTCCGATCTCCCTATCCCCGTACACGGCGTCCGCGCGCTCCACGATCTCCGCTATCTTCGAGGGCATGGACTCGTACCTATCCGGGTACTTCTCCATCTCATTGCCGAGGACCGTTTCCAGCATCGTCTTCCCATGTTCGGCCCTGTATCCTTCCTCGACGACGATGAACCACTCCGTATAGTACGGGGCTTCACCGTCGCTCGTGAGCCAGTCGGGATAGCTCACCATAGCGCCATCCCTCCTGTTATGCCGAATCCCATGACTATCAGTCCTGCTATGTAGTAGAGCATCTTGGTATTCCTTTCTATCCCCGTTTCCATCTTCTCGATCCTCCGCTCCATGTCCTCGACCTTCGGACAATTCTCGGCGTGGTAGGGGCATTCATTCGGCATCGTCGGCGTCCTCCTGCTCCTCCACGCCCTCTTCCTCCATCTCAGGGTCCTCCACGACCCTCCTGAACGTTTCTCCGCTCAGGCGCACGGAAACGTCCATTCCGAGGATGTCGTTCATCGCGTCGGCCGCTATCCTGCGCTGCTCCATCCTTCCCTTGACGGCCAGCGAAAGCTCCTCCTCGTTGGCTTCGACTTCACCTACGATCAGCCTTTCCCTCTTCTCGACGGGAAGGTTGTTCACTCCGATGTATTCGAGGATCCTTGCGTCGTACTCGGTGAACAGATCGCACATATTCCCTGTTATCACGGGAACGCCTGCGTTCAGGACCTTGAATTCCTGATCCTCGTACTCCGTCTTGAAGAAGACGGGCATGCACTCCATGATGTCCAACCAGTCGTTCTTCTGCTGGAGGACGCGGTTCCCGTCGGGCGACGAGAACATGAACGGCATCTTCAGCGCGTTCACGTTCATCCTCATGCACATCTCGACGTTCACCATCTGACGGGCCATCATCTCGACATACGGCCTCGTCGGAGCGTAGGTATCCGAGTTCCTTATCAGAACGGCGTTCCTCGGATTGAGGACCTTCCCGGAGAAGGCGTTCCCTGCTACGGGCGTGGCCCTCCATCTCACGGGTTCGCCGTACCAGTTCTTCTCTATCGATTCCGTCGCCACGTATGCGCATACGGGCGTATCGCTTCCGTCGGGTACGAATACCGTCGCCAATCCCCTGTTGAAGAGCATCCGCTCAGGATACACTCTGGGGAAGGGCGTTCCCTTCCAGTCGAACACGTTGACCGCCAGATTCTCGTACCGATCCATCAGTCCGGCCAGGAACTCACGGTTCATCGTTTCGAATATGCTTTCTCCTTTCTTTCTCGAACTCATGCTATCAGGCTCCTTTCGATGTTGCACTTGTCGGTATCCATCTCGGCGTCGTCATGCCATATCGTCACTCCTGCGTCGAATATCGCCTTCAGTTCCCTCCTCACCGATTCGGGGAAGTTTCCCCTGACGACCGCTCCTATCGTCGAGATGTAGTTGAACCAATACCTCGACCTTATGTCGGGCGTCATGAACCTGTTCACCGCGTACCCGTTCATCCTCACCTTGTCGAAGAACGCCTTGGCGGTAGCTTCGTCGGCCTTCTCCTCGACCAGCGTGGGGATGACGGAGTAGGTATGGAGCGCGCCTGTTCCGCTTCCCGAACTCAATGCTCCGTTGCTCCTGTTCTTGATGCCCTGCTCGTTTATCGCGTTCTCCTTGTCTGCGAAGTACGCGCTCGTCGCCGCATCCACGCCTGCGGATATCAGTCCGGTGACGGCTCCGAGGATCGTCTGCGAATTGCTCAGTGCGCTCGTCGTGCTTGTGACGATGTTCCGCTGGACGTTCAGGTTCATCATCTGACGCGTGGTATCCCTTTCCGTCGCCACGTATGTCAACCAGTTGTTGCTTGCGGCATCCACGGCCATAGCAGGTATCTCGAACGCCCTGTTGAGCGCGTCGGCATCCTCGAATCCCTGACCTATGAAGTACCTCGACGTGAAACCGCCTGCGCTCGGTATGGCGGTCGCCTTGATCGTCATGGCTGCGTTCGAAAGCACGAGGTCGTCGGGCGCGCTCCATACGGGCTGGCCCAGTCCTGAATACGCCACTATCGACCTCACGGGCGACATGAACATCATCGGCTCGAAGGTCCTCGATTCGGTGTTGTTCTGCGAAGCGGGCTTCACGGGATAGTCGAAGGTCGCCGTCAACGTGACGGACGGAGGGTTCGAGATGGGCTGGGCCGTCGGCCCGGTGAGCTTCAGCAGCTTGTACGATCCGACCTCCACGGTACCTACCGAACCCGATACCGCGCCTATCGTGGCCGTCAATCCGCTCACGGTCCATGAAAGGCCTATGGGAAGAGCGGTCGCTATCCCTATGAAGAGGACGGTGTTCGGATCCAGCGCAAGTTTCGTGAAGAGCGTACCGTCCAGTATCTCCAATATGTTGGGCGCGTCCTTCCCGTCCGACCATTTGATGTCGGTGAGGGGAAGCGACGGTATCACCGGCGAACAGTCGTACTCCACGTATGAGATGTCCGCCGAGGGCGTCACGGTCCTTGCCATGACGAACCATGCGTACTCCTCGTCCGAGGATTCGGCGCATAGCGGACGCTGGGCGCCGACGACCTGATAGCCGTCGATCGATTCGTTCGGGTATATCTGCATCGAGGGCTTCGCGGAGGACGCCTTCCAGCGGTCCATGTGCGACCTGACGACGAACGACCTTCCCAGCGTGAAACTGAAGAGATACGTTTGCCACGGATCGACCGTGAGCTGGAAGGATACCGTGCGGTCGTTGATGACTTCGCACGAATCGATGAAGCAGTACATATCGCGCTGGCCGTCTATCGATACGATGCAGTACGAGAACGCCAGCGCTTCCCCGTACTGCATCTCGACCTTCAGCGAACGGTTCACCTTGTCGTAGTTGCACTGAAGGGTCGTATGCGTCTTCCCTGCGAACCATGCGGTGCGCGCTTCCTCGGATGCGAAGTCGCGGACGTTCCTATGATCCGCGTCGAATCCTATGTCGCCGTAGAACGAAACGGTCGAATCCATTCACTCACCCTTGATGACCTTGTTCAGAAGAGCGACGAGTTCGGCGAACTCTTCGCTCGTGAGCTTCCCGTCGGAGAACGCATCCACCGCCTTCTCGATGAGAAGGACGGCGGATGAGGTCCTCGTTCCCGACCATCCCTTGAACACGAGATAGCCGAGGACGAGGACGGCGACGGAGAAGACCAGCGTGGCCCAGTCCGCCGTCATGATCAGGCCGCGGTCGCGTAGACCTGCACGAGGTTCCTGTACTTGGCGATGCCGTAGACGCCCTCTACGGTGTAGTAGTAGTTGGTGTAGAGGCCCTTCCCGTTGTACTGGGTCGAGGAAACGGCCTGCATGGGGGTGTATTCCAGCGCACGGCGGTCGCATACGACGGCGACCAGCTCCTTGTCCTTGTTCGCTCCGGTCGATGACGGGGAAGCGAAGTCGTCCACGAGCTTGATGTTGGCCTGAACGCCTGCAAGTTCGAGGTTGTAGACGCCGTAGAGCGTCTTGTCGATGGCCAGCTTGTCCGACCTCTTCATGATGATATCGACCTCGTTGGAGATCGCGGTATCGCCGAGGGCGTTGTACTCGTCGGAAGGCTCACGGAACCTGTTGTTCGCATACTCCTTGAGGGTATCGAGCAGGTCGGAAGCGTAGTCGGCTCCCGTCGTGACGTCGGCGGTTGCGCCGATACCGTCCATCGAAAGGTACTTCTTCCACTTGGTCCTCTTATCGAGGGTATCGGACTGGATCAGCGAATCGAGCTGCGCTGCGACGAAATCGTTGAAGGAATTCTCGGATGTGAACGCCTTGGCGAATTCGCGGTCGTAGATGGTCGTCTGATACTGGGTCGAGTCGTTCTCCTTGAAATAGAGCGACTTCGGCGCATTCTTGACGACGGAGAAGGGGTTGGCGTCCTCCGGGTCGTAGGCCTGCGGAGCGACGTAGGTCGCCTTGTAGTTCTGGACGGTATCCCCGTAGGGCATGAGGGGCTTGGTGTAGTCCATGAAGGGGTTGCTGGGAACATCCACTCCGTCTATGACGGTGCGTCCGATCATGTTCATCATCGATGTGAGGATCGAGTTGTTGCCCTTGGAGAACTCGGTCGAGATGTTGGACATGAAGTTGCTCGGCATGACCGACGCTAGGCGCGCGGTCCATGCCGCATCTGTTGCGGTTGCCATATTCAATTTCCTCCGTAGGCCTTCACGGCCTTGTCGAGCGCATCCTGAACGATGTCCTCGAAATCGACCTCATCCTCGACCTCGACGGGCGCTTCGTCGGGAACCGTCGCATCGACCATCAGCTGGGCGTTCACCTTGCGGAGTTCGGCCATCTGTTGGGCCATCTCTTCGAGCTTGGCGTTCTGGGCTTCAACCATCGCCTTGAGGGAAGCCGTATCTTCGGGCATATCGTTGGGATCCATGCTATCGACCTATGACGATATCACCCGTCCGCTTCCGCCGACCTTCCCGCAGGTACGAGCGACGCGGAGGCTTTCGGCCTTGGGTATCCGCATCGCCTAGCGCGCGGTCGGGGTATCGCCGAGTAAAGCTATCACCTTTACTTTTTAAAGTATTTGCGTTATCGGTTACAGTCCCCGTTAAATACCTGACGAATCGTAGGGATGTATGCCGGGCGAAAGGGCAACGAAGACCTCCGCTCATCGCCCGGAACGATATAGGAGATAGAGAAAAATGGCAACTGAAGACATGAAGTGCATGGGCGCCGACGAGTTCGTGACCAAGTGCAGGTTCGGGGAACTTCCCTACAAGGACATCAGGACCGTCTACAACGAGAAGCTCTTCATAACCGACGCGGAGCTTTTCAGCAACAAGAACGGCGACGGGGTGTTCCTCAAGGCCGTCGATGAGAAGAACGAGGTGTTCAGGCTATGCACTCACGCCGTAGGCATCGTCGGCTACTTCTCGAAGCCGAATGTCGCGCAGGCCCTGACCGAGGGCATCTGCATCAAGGCGACCTTCTACCAGCGCAACTCTTCCACGAGCGGACGCCCGATGGTCGCCATCAAGTCGTGGTGAGGGTTCTCCACCTAGGCCGGACATACCTCCGCCAAACCTTTTCCATTCTCAAACATCTTATCCTTTCACGAAGGTTGACAATCATGGCTTCACCGAATGCGAAGAAGCCCGTCCAGAAGGCGACGGGGAAGGGCCAGAAGGCCAAGAAGGTAAGCGACCGCTACACGATCCAGCCGAACTCCATGGCCAAGCTCAAGCGCGAAGTCCGCCTGTATCAGGAGCAGAGAAGGCGCATGATAAGGGAAGTGCGCCAGCAGTATCCCGACGCGACCGAGCGCGAATTGGAGGACCACGGCGTGATACCGCCGAAGAGGTACCTTTCCGACTTCACGAAGGGAAGGAAGGTATTCGTCGAGGATCCTGAAGGACGGGCGTACAACGTGGATGGGGAAACCGTCCGCGGAAGGTACGAGTACCGCGGAGGGATCAGATCGAAGAACGACCTCCAATCGGCATACAAGGCATTGGAGCGCCCGTTGAAGAAAGGGTACCTGAAGAAGCGCCAGCAGAACATGATGGAAGCGATCCTCGAAGCGATGATGCGTTCGACCGCGGCATCCGACGAGGAGTTGAAGGCCATCGAGAAGGCCCTGAAGCGTCTTTCAGCAGCGGAGATAGCAGGTTGGAGATTGAATCATCCCGACCTCGTGAAGGAGATATTCGAGTGGTACAACCTCCATCGTGACATGGTGACCGACGATGCGGATACCGTGAAGCTCCGTATGAGGATACTCCGTTCCCTCGGCATCGAGTTCACCATAGCCAAGGACCCTATCAGGGGGAAGTACATCCTTCCCGGAAGCGTGAAGGTCCGCGGAAGGCAAACGACCCTCGACGCGATAAACGAGAAGGTTTGATATGTCGAAGCCGTCGGTATGGGTAGCCGACTTCGAAACGACGACGGAAGCCGACCTTCTCAAGGACGGCTACGTGCGCGTGTTCCTATGGAATGCGCGCGACGTCTACTCCGACGAGGAAGCGACGGGATACGACGTCGCTTCCTTCATCGAGTTCACCCAGCGGTGCAAGGAGATATGGTTCCACAACCTGAAGTTCGATGGATCGTACATCCTCGACCACCTTCTCCGCGACGGCTGGGAACGCTCCGAGAAGCAGGTGCGCGGAAAGAGGACCTACGACCTGATCGTGACCGACCTCGGCCAGTGGATGCAACTGAAGTTGATGTTCGGACGCCACGTCGTGAAGATAAAGGATTCCGCGAAGAAGTTCCCCGGATTCTCGTTGGAGCAGATCGCGGAGCTGTACGGCATCGAGGGCAAGTCGGACCTGTATCTCGGCTACCGCGGACCCGATTACGTCGTCACCGAGGAGGACATCGAAAGGGTCCGCGGAGATACGAGGATCCTGAAGACGGCCATCCTCGACCTCCATTCCAAGGGCATGAAGGCCCTTACGATGGCATCCGACGCCATGGCCGACTACAAGAGGACCATCGGTGAGAAGCAGTTCGACAAGTGGTTCCCGAAGCTTTCGCTGGAACTCGACCAGTGGATGCGTTCGGGGTATCACGGAGGATGGACCTACTGCAATCCGATGTGGGAAGGGAAGGCCGTCGAGGACATAGACGTGTACGACGTGAACTCGATGTATCCCAGCCGTCAACGCGACTGCATCCTTCCCTACGGGATGCCCTACAAGCACAAGGGCGGACCGTGCGAAGGGGAACTGTACATCGTGCGCTTCTCATGCTCCTTCAGGGTCCGTGAGGGCAAGTTCCCGATGATCCAGCGCAAGGGGTCCTTCCAGTCGGTTCAGGCCGATTACGTCTACGAGTCCGACGGCATCGAAACGTTGACGCTCACGAGCGTGGACTACGAACTCTTCCATGAGTGCTACGAGGTCGAGAACGAGGGCGGTTGGGATTACCTGTACTTCAGGGGCCAGCGCGGAATGTTCGACAAGTACATAGACAAATGGATCGAGGAGAAGATAAGGTGTTCGAGGGCGCACGATGCGCCGGGGAAGGCGTCCGCGAAGAGGTTCCTGAACTCGTTGTACGGGAAGTTCGGAATGAATCCGAAGAGGAAGAGGAAGATACCTCATCTCGAAGAGGACCGCGTGGCGTGGGATGTGGTCGAGGAGGTTACCGACGGAGGGTACCTTCCCGTGGCCATGTTCGTATGCTCGTATGCGCATCGGAAGATACTGGACATGGCCAACGCCTTCGGCGACGATTTCGTGTACGCGGATACCGATTCGGTACACGTCATCCATAGGGATGCGGTCCCCGAAGGACTGGACGTGGACGCCGATAGGCTGGGCGCATGGAAGCTGGAATCGAACTCGGCGAATGCAAGGTACCTCCGCGCGAAGACGTACATACACGCGGACGAGGGATTCGGCGTGGAGGACGTGAAGATAGCAGGTTGCCCTGAGAAGTGCAAGTTGAACGTCACTTGGGACAACTTCAGGATCGGAGCGACCTACGAGGGGAAGCTTCAGGGGAAGACGGTACCGGGAGGGTATTGTCTGATGGAAACGACATTCAGGATAAGCGTGGGAAGAGGAGGTTTGCAGTATGTCGGATGAAACGATGTTCTACGACAAGGAGCAGGCCGTCAGCAGGAACGCCATGTTGACGTATTGCGTAGGCGGAAGAGGGGTCGGGAAGACCTTCGGATACAAGGAATGGGTACTGAAGAAGCCTGAGCAGTTCATGTGGATCAGGCGGTACGCTTCGGAACTGAAGAAGATGAAGCGCACGTTCCTGAACGACATCTCGGCCGAGGGAAAGCTTCCCGAAGGGGATTGGAAGATGGAAGGGGATTGCCTGAAGAAGGACGGGAAGCCGAAGGGATGGTTCGTTGCGTTGAGCAAGGCCATGCTGGAGAAGTCGGCGTCATACAAGGACGTCGATGTGATCGTGTTCGACGAAGCATTGCTGGGTCCGGGCGTCCATCGGTACCTGAACAACGAGGTCGAGATACTTCTCGAACTGATAGAAACGGTGAACAGGATGCGCGGAGCCGAAGGGAAGAGGGAAGTCAGGGTGTTCTGTTTGGCGAACAAGACCTCGATGTTGAATCCGCACTTCCAGTACTGGGGTATAACGAACATCGACAAACGGTTCACATGGGCGCCGGGAAAGAAGGGATTGGTCCTCGTGGAGAACTACGACAACGAGGTATTCAAGGAAGCGAAGAGGAAGACGAGGATGGGCCGTCTGATAGACGGTACGACGTATGGAGATTACTCGATAGAGAACGAGGTATGGTTCGACGACGATTCGTTCATAAGAGGACCGCCTGAAGGCTTCACGAGGAGGTGCATGGAGAACATCGTCTACGGAGGAAGGACATACGGCCTATGGACGTGCGAAGACGGGTATTGGTACATGATGAACAAGACCGATCCGAGCAGGCCGACATTGGCCTGCAGCGACGGCGACCATAAGGAAGGAAGATGGTACATCGATAGGACGGGGATACCTGCATACATGAAGAGCAGATACGAGATGGGCGCGTTCTTCTTCGAGGATGCGCAGGTGAAGAACGCAGCCATCTGCATAATGCAGAAATTCGGAAGCCTGAGGAAGGTGAGGGTATGAGGATAGCGAACGGAGGAATCAGCCATAGGATATGGACGTACATCAAGGACCACGACGGAGCGACGAAGGCGGATGTGTTCGAAGGCGTCATGGAGGACGGCGACAAATACTCGGCATTCAAACACGCGATCTATCTGTTGGAGAAGAGGGGGATCGTCGATGCGGAAGCGACCGCCGAATTGGTGAAAGGGAAGGGATGCGTGAAGGCGGTCGTGGTGAAGAGGTACCACGCGAAGAGATGCACGGTATCGCCGTGGGATGGAGAAGCGTCGAAGAGGAAGGAGAAGCGGAGGAAGGAATCGACCGTCAAGGATACCATGAGGTACGCATGGCTGGGATACGATTCCCCCGGACCGAGGGCATTCAGAGCATATACGAAGATGATGGAGGGTGAGAAGACGGCAAGACCAGCGAATGAGGACCCTAGATTGGTCGAGAAGGGATTGGATGAAAGAGGATTGAACGGCAACGGCCTGAAGCCGTGCAAGTGCGGATACACATGGTGCGCGGTAAGAGGGGTCGTCGGGAAAAGAGGGTTGTACGCAGTGGAATGCCCGAAGTGCAAGAGGAGGATCGAAGCGGACATCAAGAAGATAAGGAACACTTGGAACAATCTCTGAAACCCCTTCCAAACCTTTTACACATTTCTGTTATGGTTACGGATATGCAAGCGTCTACAGATTTGTAGATTCAAGGGTATGCCGTTCGTCGATTGTCGAAGGGCCTTCGAGGGTGAGGGCGTGAGGACGTGAGGGCGTCGAGGACGGACCTCGGAGGACGTGAGGACGTGAGGGCGTCGAGGACGGACCTCGGAGGACGTGAGGACGTGAGGGCGTCGAGGTCGGAACGCGCCCGTACCCGGATGCGGAGGATGATCTAGGCTCCGAGAAGGGGGAAAAGGTAGGGGGCTTTCGGAGATTTTCAT